TGATGCGGTGGCATGCTCTCACCCGATCCCAGCGCGCCGCAGTCACTTCGGCGGCGTTGCTCTCGCTCGGGTCCGTGACGTGCAACATCTACCTGAGGGAGCCTGGGGAACCCAAGGCGACCAGCTCTTACTCCCCTGCGGCACCTGCATCGGCTGCCGAACCACACGCGCCCGAGAATGGGCGCTCCGCTGCTGGCTTGAGCTCTACCGACACGACCAGGCAGCAACCGTCACGTTGACCTACGCCGATGAACATCTCCCGAGCGGGCTACAGAAACCGCACCTACAAGGCTACCTCAAACGCCTCCGATCTCGGCGTGAAGGGACCACCGTGCGCTTCTTCGCCTCGGGAGAATACGGCGACACCACCGAACGTCCGCACTATCACGCGCTCATCTTTGGGCTCCACCAGGACGACCCAGCGTTGAGCGAGTCCTGGGGAATGGGCCACGTCCACACGGACAACGTCACACCCGCGAGCGTCGCTTACGTCGCGGGCTATGTGGCCAAAAAACTGGGCTGGCAGAAGGAGTACGACGAACTCATCGACACCACTACGGGTGAAGTACTCCGCGAACGGCGGCAACCGCCGTTCATCCAAATGTCCCGGCGTCCTGGCATCGGTGGCGATGCCCGCCTCAACCCTCACGCCTGGCGTGAGCATGCCGTGTACCACGGCTCCCCTATCCCGGTCCCTCGGTTCCTCCACAAATCGTGGCTCGACAATGCTACCGACGACCAAAAACTCAAACTCCAGGAGGAGAAACAATCCAAAGTCAGAGCCATCACACTGCACCAACTCCGAGCGGCCGAACTCATCTCTTCTCAGCAACAACTCACCAAATCCAAGAGGCGCAAACTATGACGAAGCTGTACGCTATCCGGGACACACTGGCGGGCTCCATCGTGGGCCCGGTCCAGTCTTTCAAGCACGACGCTATCGCCGTGCGCTTCTTCGGTGACGTGGCTGCGCAGCCCGGCACCAGTATCAACCAACACATCGAGCAGCATGAGCTCCTGCTTCTCGGCGAACTCGACGACGAGACGGGCGAGCTGTTCCTTCAGCCCGCGACCGTTCCTGTGGTCGTTATGACCGGCGCGGCATGGAAGGCCCTGCAGGAGCAGCCCAAGTGAGCTACCAACTTCCTTCGCGCAAGCTCGTCTCCCAGGACGACCACGCCATGATTCAGCGGGCCGATGTGGCCCGCACCAAGTTCCAGGGCTCCTGGACACACAAGACCACGTTCGACGCCGGGTACCTCGTTCCGTTTCTGGTGGACGAAGTCCTCCCCGGCGACCACAACAAGTACGACGTGATGGCCTATCTCCGGATGGCCACGCCGCTGTTTCCCATCTTCGACAACCAGCGTATCGACACGTTCTTCTTCTTCGTGCCGAACCGCATCATCTGGACCAACTGGGTCAAGATGATGGGCGAGCAGGACAACCCCGGAGACTCGATCAACTTCTCCGTGCCGATCATCGACATGCCGAACGGCGGCTATGCGGTCGGGTCCATCTTCGACTACATGGGTCTCCCGACCATCGGTCAGATCACGGCGGGTCAGTCCATCGACAGCAACGCCCTGCCGCTGCGGGCGTACAACACGATCTACAACGCGTGGTTCCGCGACGAGAACCTGATCAACCGCGCCTACGTGAACACGGGCGACGGCACCACCAGCAGCAGCAACTACATCCTGTTGAAGCGGGCGAAGTCCCACGACTACTTCACGTCCGCGCTGCCGTGGCCACAGAAGTTCACCGCGCCCACCGTTCCTCTAGGCGGGCAGGCGCCCATCGTCGGCCTCGGCTACGATGGCAACACGCTGCTCGCGGGTGCGTTTCAGGACATCAACACCAACGCAGCGGTCGCGTACCCGCTGTACAACCAGAATCCCATCTTCGCGAACATCGGCAGCGTCTACGCCGATCTGTCGGCAGCGACGGGAGTCGCGATCAACACGTTTCGTCAGGCGTTCCTGGTGCAGACCCTTCTCGAGCGCGATGCGCGAGGCGGTACCCGCTATGTCGAACTGCTCAAGTCCCACTTCAACGTCACCAGCCCCGACTTCCGACTCCAGCGCCCTGAGTACATCGGAGGCGGCAGCACTCCGCTGGTGGTTACACCCATCGCGCAGACGGCTACGGGAGGCGGTGGTCTTGGGGCTCTTGGAGGTGCAGGCACCGCTGCTGGCTCACATCGTGCGAGCTACGCCGCAACTGAGCATGGATTTATCATCGGACTCATCAACGTCCGCACCGAGTTGAGCTACCAGCAGGGGCTCCACAAGATGTGGTCGCGGCGCACGCGCTACGACTACTTCTGGCCGTCGCTCGGTGGCCTGGGCGAGCAGGCCATCCTCCGGAAGGAGATCTACGTCACGGGCGTCGACGCCGATGACGAGACCGTGTTCGGGTACCAGGAGCGCTGGCACGAGTACCGTCAGCAGTACAGCTATGTGACGGGGCTCTTCAAGTCGACCAGCGCCGGCAACATCGACGAGTGGCACCTCGCGCAGCAGTTCAGCAGCGCACCCACTCTGGGTCAGACCTTCGTCGAGGACACACCGCCGATGACGCGAGTCCTCGCGGCGGGTTCCGCAGCGAATGGCATGCAGTATCTCGCGGATTTGCTCATCAACCGTGAGAAGGTGACCGCCGTGCCGATGTTCGGCACTCCGGTCACCCTCGGGAGGTTCTGATCATGCCAGGCTGGCTCGCGCCAGTCCTCACAGGCATCGCGTCTGCCGGCGGCGAGATTTTCGCTGGCCGGCAGTCGCAGGCCTCTGCGGATAAACGCATGCGCTTCGAAGAGCGCATGAGCAACACCGCAGCACAGCGGGCGGTGAAAGACTACGCCGCAGCCGGACTGAATCCGGCCCTGGCGTATGACAAGCCCGCCTCTTCCCCTGGTGGCGCGCAGGCCACCATGGGCAATCCCGCAGAGAAGGGCGTCAGCTCTGCCCTCTCTGCGAAACAAGCCCAGGCGAGCATCGCGCTCACCAACGCCCAGACGCTCAAAGCGAACGCCGAGGCCACCAGCGCCGAGGTCGATGCCGCGATAAAGGCGGGCGTCACCGAGGGCGGTGCGCCGACTTATCGTGACGAGGTGATGGCCGCGCGCAGCGCGCGCATCCGTGACCTGGGCTTCGAGGGCAGGCGTCAGTCCTTCGAGCTGACGCGTCAGCCCTATCAGCTGCGCCAGGACGCAGCCAAAGCCCTGGCCGACGAGTTGGGCCTTAACCGCGCCAGGACAACCTCCACCCTTTTCGGTGGAGCGCTCGATCTCCTGGGGAACGCACGCCAGGGCGTCAACATGATCCGTGACGGCTCGGCCGTCCGGGAACTCTCTGGCCTCGTCTCCGGCGCCAGGGCGATTTACGGCAGCAGCCAGGAAGCCAAGCGCCAGCGGGAAGCAGCCCGACAGAAGGCGATCGACACATTCAACCGCACCCGCCGCCTCGGCGGCTACACCGGAGGGTCCAACCGATGAACGCACCCGAACGCACCCAAGTCGAAACCGACACCGAGCGCGAGTACTACGGTCAGCTGACCGTGATTCTCTGCACCAAGGAGGAGGACAAGACCCGTCAGGAATTCAAGAAGGAGGCCGACGTTAACGAGCTGATGAAGCGCTTCGGCGCGGTCCCGCCGTCCAGGCTGCCTGGCGGCGAATGGGACTTCGACATGGATCTGGCGACGGCCTTCGATTCCGTTCGCAGTGTCCGGGACGGCTACCGCCGTCTGCCGTCGGAGCTCCGCGACCAGTACCCGACGCCTCAGGCCCTCATCGACGCGGTGATCCGCGGCGAGGTGACGTACAAGTCCGAGGAGGCAGCAGCGGGCAGTTCCGGTGCTGCCGAGGCGGACTCCGCAACGCCGAAGGCGGCGCGAGTCAAGGTCGTCGATTATGCGACCCAGCAGGCTCCGGTCAGCCAGGAGGACATGAAACAGTTCCTTGAGCAGTTCAAGGAGTTCAGGAAGGCAGCCCCCGAAAAGGCCTAAGCGCCCTTCCTAGGCCATCGGACCGCCCCGGTAGGGGTCCGGTGGCCCCCCCCCTCGCCTTGCGGTCAGCAAGGCAATAGCACATATTCCCTACTTGATATATATGTGCTAACTGACAGCCCACACCAAACCAGAGGTCCAGATGCACCGCTCTCCGGTCAACAAGTCCAAGTCCTCCAAGCAGTTCAACAACCGTCACAGCAAGACGAACAAGGTGAACCTGTCCTCGCCGCGTCGCGGCGGCATCCGTCTCTGATGCGGTGGCATGCTCTCACCCGATCCCAGCGCGCCGCAGTCACTTCGGCGGCGTTGCTCTCGCTCGGGTCCGTGACGTGCAACATCTACCTGAGGGAGCCTGGGGAACCCAAGGCGAC